AGGGAACAAAAGTAACTGGCGCACTCGTGCTAATAGTAAACCAGTAGTACTATTACGAAGCAAACACTAACCCAACCCAACCCAACCTAACAAGGATTTAAAATGTCAAAGTCAGTAAGCAGTATTTGTAAAGACTTCACCAAAGAGCTAACCACGCTAATGAACAAAAAGCTAAAGAGTTCTGAAACACAGCACGAGCTAGGAGATGCACTCGTAGACAAAGCAATTTGGCACAGAAAATGTGCTAAAGCTTCAGAAGATGAAGCAAAACAAGCAGAAGTAGCTATCAAAAATATTGAAAGCTTGTTTGGTGTTGATCCTTGCTAAGAACATTTATAGTGTTTACCTTGCTCGTGCTACTGCCTTACGCAGTGGTATGGGCGAGCATTATTATTAAAAACTTGGGAGCAACCTGATGGAAACATATAAGGTAGTATCGTGGGATGGTTCAACTAGCTTTTTCTCTGCTTATACAGAAACTGATGCAAGACAACAAGCGGAAGACTTTTGTGAAGGCAAAGGAGGGGTTAAAGAGTTTGAAGTGTCTTAGTAGTTACTTTTAATACACTTCCTCTAGGTACAGAATGTACCTAATATTAAAGAAGAAGCAGATATTGCTGCAACCTCTGCTAAGTTTACAAAACGAGCAGCCCTAATCCAAAGCAACATTGACCTATGCAACAAACAACTAGACGGAGAAATCAATGAACCAGAAAAAAGCTAAACTGCTGAGAAAATTAGCAGCACTTACCCCAAAAGCACAAGAGCTTCGTAGTTACCACGGGGTAGAAAACACTGTGCGAAATCGTGAAGTAAAGAATCTCATGGGTGAAGTTGTGTATAAGTACCAAACCGCAACGTACAAACTTAATGCTGGTGCTCGGTTAATGTACAAAATGCTCAAGAAAGCTTACAAGTTGCAGGGCAGTTCAAACTCAAAACCTGCATAGCTTTTATTAGGCTGCTTAATTTGGAGTAAAGTTACCTTTCTAGAGAGGTAATCCTTGGTAAGCTCAGTGGGAGAGCTACTAAAGTTGTCAGTACTATTCTTGGTTGCTCTTGGATTAAACACCCTTGGTTGCTCTTGTGTGTTGTACTGGTTGGGCTTTTTTGGTCGTGGGTTCGATACCCACCCGAGGACTTCAAACTAAGTAGCCTGATTAATTTGCTAAGGACTAATGTGCACTGGTGTAACAGGAAGTCAGAGAGACCTCCCCTGCAAGTTCGAGACTTGCTTAGTCCACTTATTTGAAATACGTTGGAGATTTACCAACCTCTGCTTCAATAGACTTGGTGTACCTTTTAACACCCGCTGGCACCGTACTGCCACAACCAATTAAACTTAAACATTATAGAGAAACTAAAAATGTCTATCCAAACCACCGTATTACCATCAGGCACAACTATTATCGAAGTAGATGGCGTTGTACACTCTTTCCCAACTGAAGCAGACGCTAATGCAGCTGTTGCAGTAATTGAAAATGGTGCTGAATTCTTAGCACAAGCAAATGCTTACTGTGCATTTAAAGGCTTAACTGGCAAGAATGCTGTTGGCAAAGTAAATGTTATTACAGACTTCTTAGCATACACTGCTGCTGGCTCACCTACTGTTGAAGTAGTGGCTGATGAAGTTGTAGCTGCAACTGGCGACGAAGCTGTAGATCCTGCTAAAGTAGAATTCTAAGCTGGTATTAAAGTTAATAAGTAAACCTACCGAGTGATCTTGGTAGGTTTACCTAAAGTTTATTTAGAGGGTTATCTTTCGTAGGGAAGACAGGTTTGTTTATTAATCTTCGAGGTGTTCGCGCTACGTAAGAGGTTGATGAACTCTAAGTTTGAGGTAAGCAGTTGCAAGGCATCTGGCTATTTCTTTGGCTACTTCCACCAACAACTAACCTGCTACGAAGGGTAACACTTTCTAAGTAAACTTAAACACATGGCTCACCCAAACAGGTTGAGCCTTTCTATTTCATTGGAGAAATAATTATGTACCAACACAGAGATATGTCGGGAGAAAGGCTTAATAATCCCAGAGAACTGCCAGATTACTTGGGCCACATAATTAGTCAGGGCGAAGCTTACTCACCACCCAATGGAATAGTTGGAGTGGAAGAAGACTCTGGCCTAGTTCAGATAGAACTAGGCAAAGGCAAAAGAACAAGCATGAAGTTTGGGAAATTCCTAGTTAAATCTGGGTTAGGCGAGGATGTAGCCAGAGATTGGTCGTCTAAGCTGAAGTCAGTATTAGAGCAAATGAAAGGTGCCAAACTAAAATTGACAAACAGTAGTGAAGAAGCAGTAGCTATATACCGAAATGGCCCAAACTCCTGCATGGCTGGGATGGATTGTGTTGGAGCATACCACTCGGAAGATGTAGCAGTAGCTTTTGTTGTAATTGGAGAGCGTGTTGTGGCTCGTACTGTGGTTTGTAAAAGCCCAGAGATAGGTCTACAGTACATGTGTATTTATGGCAACAGAGATTTGTTGCTACCTCTACTAAGAGAAGCTGGATATACTAATGGAGATTTAGATGGCTGTAAGTTGGCCAGAATTGAGGCTAATGATGGTGTATTTTTGCCCTACCTTGACTGTGGAACCAATGTAGATGACTGTGGAGATCACCTATTAGTAAGTAACCATGGTGAGTATTGCTCACAAAACACTTGTGGCTACCTAGAGCCAATGCAACATTGTGAGTCTTGTGGTGAAGCAACTCATGAAGATGAGGTACACTACTCTGATTACCACCAAGAGCATTACTGTGGGGACTGCTATAATGAAAGACACGAGTATGTTGATGGGGAATACTACGCAACAGACTCTGATGATATTGTATCAACTGGTGACGGATCATGGATAATGTCTGACAATGCTTGTTTCGTAGATAGGGATGGCGAACACTATCATGCTGACGATGTATCTTACTCAGAATACCTTGAGGAGTACATACAGAGCAGTGACGCAGTAGAAGCTATCACAAATGTAGAGTACCCAGGAGGAGAAACATGCCACAAGGATGACTGTGAACTTATCGACGGTAGGTGGGTGCATGACAGCATTACGGAAGAGTACAAACAACAACTAACTTTAGACTTATAAGGAAGAAATACTATGTGGTTAACAGCACTAAAACTTTTGGCAGCACCTATAACGGGCTACCTAAAAGGCAACCAAGAAATCAAAGCAGCTACAGTGAAAGCTAAAGTTGAGAAAATCGAACGAGGTGACATATCAGATATAGAACTAGATTCAAACGCAAGATCATCAGCTGGACTAATGGACGATATAAGCTTTTATATATTCTTATCGCCTGCAATATTATCCTTCTATCCACCAGCTTTGCCACACATTACAGCGGGATTTACAGCACTAGGGAACATGCCAACGTGGTGGCAGTACGCTCTGGGCATGATGTTGATAAGCGTATGGGGATACCGGAAACTAGTAAGCCCGATAATCTTATCACTAGCCCAAGCCTACGCGAAGAAGTTGTAGGCACAACCCTTACCTTAGAACAACATTGGGATGAACTAACAATGAACTTAATTAATGTAATTGAATTTGAAGAAGGTTACAGAAGCAAACCCTACGTGTGTAGTGAGGGCTATGTAACAGTAGGCTTTGGTACTAAGCTTTATGATAAAACTGGAGTGTCTGCTTCAGATTTTCCCATAACTGTAACACGAAGCATAGCTGCTGAGTGGTTGCATTCTGAGATAGCCATAAAAGACTTACGACTGTCTAAAAGTATGGTATCTGGCGTGTATAACAAGTTGGATGACAATAGGCAGGCTATCATAATGTCTATGGCTTACCAGATGGGTACATCAGGTCTCCTTAACTTCCGCAAAATGTGGTTAGCTCTGGCATCAGAAAACTACGCAGAAGCTGCCAAGGAAATGTTGGATAGCAAGTGGGCCAGACAAACACCTGAACGAGCAGAAAGACATGCTCGGGTAATCTTAGGGGAGTCTTTGGTAGATGTCTATCCTAATAGATCAGGCAAGTGAATACATAGAAGGCAAAGATGCCTACTACTTAGCCAAGGAAGGCCAGGTCGTGTACTTCACCAGCATTACTGGAAGAAAGTCTGACCAAGTTTGGGTGAAGCACTCTATGACTGAAACCATTCGCATTATACGTGCAACCAAACTAACCACAGACTCAGAGCTGAGGGAGCACCATGTGCTTTCAGCTTTCCAAGAGCTGGGCAGGGTTTATGAGTTTGGCGCCAAAAGTAGGCACAATGTTTCTGAGGGAGTATTCAACTTTTATGCTCACTCAAATACTAGCCTATCCAACCAAGCTGCGATAGCTTTATCAGATGCTTTGGCTATGCGAGGAATAACAGCTTGCTTGGCCTCAGACGTATTTACACTGTTCTGGAACCTATTGGAGAAACTTGTAAGCACTGAAGATAAAAATTCTGCCAAGGATAAACTGCTTGGAGTGCTTTGCGGTGTAGGCTTTGATCACAAGTATGGCTCAAGGAGAGTTCTCTATAAGGGCAAGAAGGTTATAGTATTTATGTTGCCAGATACCAAGCCACGGGATATTGTGGAAATGTCTACAGAGATGTTGACCCAAATCTTTGACCAAGTATACGGAGTACTTAAATGAATGTTAAGAAAATTTACCCAAAGCTGTTTAAATCTATCTCAAGAGTGTTTGGAGCTAGGGCAGCTGTAAAAATGATCAAGAGTATAGCACCAGAAGTTTATGACATAAATACTCTTCAGGATGACTACACACTGGCACGATCTTTTATCTTCTCTAAAACCCCACAAGGTTCAGATTACTGGTGGAAGGTATCTAGATTACTAGGGCAGTACCCTACAAATATTTGACACAAATTAGGGAGACCCGAATGAGTACATGTGTAGAGAAACTACCCTGCCCCGACTGTAACAGCTCAGACTCATTGCAATCTTACCTAAACACTGACACATCACTTGGCATAGACTGGTACACCTCTTTCTGTCATGGGGAGTGTTGGGAGAACAAAGGTGACCCATACGCAGACAAACCTGCACCTGTAGTAGTGGTAAAGACTGAAGCCGAGAAACAGGCTGAGATTGACCTAATACGTAGTTGTAGATTGTTTGTGACAAGTAAGCCGTACCGAGGCATCCCAACTGAATATTTTCAGAGGTGGGGTGTCCGGTTGCTGCTTAGCGAATTTGATGGCAAGACTCCATACTCCATAGCATTTCCTATGGAGGATCATGGAAAGTTAGTGGGTTGGAAAGCTAGACCCCTGCTTAAGAAAGATTTTTATGGTATAGGCAGATCAGCAAATGTAGACCCTTTTGGGTTTTCCAGAGCACTCAGTATAGACTCAAAAGTAATCTGGGTAACTGAGGGAGAGTTTGATGCTATTGCCCTAGAGTATGCAATGACCTTAGCCGGTACCAAATCAAGGTATCCTGTGGTGTCGCTTACTCATGGTGGAGGTAGCTTAGAAAAGAATTTTGAATATATTGAGAGCAGGCTATCCAAACACAAATGGATAGTATTAGTTCTCGATGATGACAAGGTAGGACACCTTGCAGAACAAACAGCCACTGCTATGTGGCCCAACAGAGTAGTTATTGTGGGTAAGCCTGGCGGTACTAAGGATGCAAACGATGCTGTAAAGGCTGGACTAGCAGTACAAATGGGTGAGTTAGCCCTAAATTTTAATAAGGAGCAAGCATGAAGAAGCATTTACATGCACTCATACTATGTCAAATAAACCAAAAGATGTACCCTCAGAAGTAGAAATAATTGAGGAAGATATTGACTTAAACCCCATACATACAGGTGGTTGTGAAGACTTATCAGACTTAGGACTATACACGCCAGATAACGAAGGAGTTATCTGGCTTTAATGTTTGGAGAAAACATATGGCTAAGAGATTATTCTGTGCAGATATCGAAGCAGATGACCTACTAGAAGGAGTAACAAAACTTTGGTGTGCATCTGTCACAGAGCTTAGTCCAAACATGGAAGAGCTTGGTTCAGAATCATACACGTTGATGGAAGAAATTTCATACCTGTTTAGTAACCCTGACCACATCCTAGTTATGCATAATGGCATATCCTACGATGGCCCTGCTGTAACAAAAGTGCTTGGCACTAAGGTTGAAGCAGAAATAATAGACACCCTATTTTTATCTTGGTACCTTTACCCAAAAATGGTAAGACATGGCCTAGCTGTGTGGGGTGAAGAGCTTGGAATAGCTAAACCCACCATTGATGACTGGGCCAACTTATCACTTGAAGAGTATCTACATCGCTGTAAAGAAGATGTTAGAATACAGACAGCTCTATGGAAGCAAATATGGAAGCACTTAATGCTTTTGTATGGCACTGTAGAGGGTTGCTGGCACGCAATAAGGCACTTAAACTTTAAGGCAAAGTGTGCGGCACTACAAGAACAAAGCAGATGGAAGCTTGATGTCGAGGGTACTGTAGCAGCAGAAGAAATGTTTCAGAACAAGTATGATGTAGCTCAAGAAGCTTTGTCAGCTCGTATGCCTGAAGTACCTGAATACTCAACAAGGAAGCGTCCCAAGAAACCTTACAACACTGCTGGAGCTGTTTCAGCCCTGGGGAACAAATGGATTGCTCTTGTAGAGGAGAACATAGACCCTGAACTGTACTACCATGGAAATCCTATTGACTACCAAGATGATATCAAGGTAGTTAAAGGTTATAAAGCACCCAATGCAGGTTCTCACCAACAACTTAAGGCGTGGTTATTCAGCTTAGGCTGGGTTCCAGAGTCTTTCAAGTACGTTCGTAACAAAGATACCAACGAAGTCAAAGTCATACCTCAGATTAAGAATCAAGATACAGAAGAACTTTGTGATTCTATAGTTAGGCTCATTGAAGCAGAGCCTGCACTTGAACACTTAAGGGAAATGTCTATTGTTAAGCACCGCTTATCCGTAGTACAAGGATTTCTTAAGAATGTAAGTGAGGATGGTTATGTGTATGCTGCTATACAAGGGCTTACCAACACGCTTAGGTTCAAACATAAGATATGTGTAAACCTACCATCTGTTCGCAAAGCTTATGGTGCGTTGATAAGGGGCTTACTACAGGCATCCTCTGACGATAAAGAGCTTTGTGGCTCTGACATGTCTAGCCTAGAAGACAGAACCAAGCAACACTACATGTGGGAACATGATCCCGATTATGTAAGAGAGATGATGCAACCTGGCTTTGACCCTCACTGTGATATGGCTATAGCTGCAAAGCTTATGGACTTGTCTGATGCGGCTAAGTACAAAGATTTTGATAAGGAAAGTGCGTCACATGCAGAGCATGAAGCTCATTCAGCCTTAGCTTTAATCAGACATGCAGGTAAGAGTACAAACTATGCTGCTACTTACGGAGCAAAAGGGCCAACCATTGCTAGGTCAGCTGGTGTTAGCGAGGAGTTAGGGGATGTACTGCACGAAGCTTACTGGACTCGTAACTGGTCACTAAATGCTATTGCTGATTCTTGTTTGGTTAAGAATTCTCGTGGCATGAAATGGTTGTGGAATCCTGTAGCTAAGCTGTGGCTATTCCTTAAGGCAGACAAAGACAGATTTAGTACTCTAAACCAGAGTACTGGCACCTACGCTTTTGATAGATGGGTATACTATATCCTGAAGCAGAGAGAGCAATTAACTGGCCAGTTTCACGATGAGGTCGTGCTGGAGCTGTTAAAAGGTAACAGAGAAGCTATGACTGGTATTCTTAAGTGTGCGATCAAGCAAGTTAATGAAGAGCTTAAGCTTAACAGAGATTTGGATTGTGATGTGGACTTTGGAGACAGTTATGCAGACATTCATTAGGAGAAAATATGAAAAACATGAAAAAGGTGTTAACACAGTGGGATGGTGACTCCATAGGGGTGACCATCCTCAAAACTTATAGCATTGACCCTCTTGGTAAATTTAGAGATGATGATGGATGTATTAGGTGGAGAACACATGGCAAATGGACTGACCCAGTAGAGTGCAGGAATGAAACCTTGTTCAACGAAGTAGTTGACCCCACTCAAAGCGATGACCCACTGGTGAACCCTAAGAAAGCCTATGGAGCCGTAAAAGCTCCAATGCATACATTACCGCCTCTGCCTATGGTACAGGTAAGTAATGTGATGGCAGGGGGAAACCACAAGTATGGCCTCTACAACTACAGAGATAGCAACATAGATGCTATGACCTACATTGGTGCCATCAAGCGTCACTTTAGCCTGTGGGAAGATGGAGAGGATCTGGATTCAGATTCCCAACAAAGCCACTTAGCCCATATTATAGCAGACTGTGCAATAGTGCTAGACTGTATGATTAGGGATAAGCTGATTGATAATCGAAGCAAGACAGGGCTAATGCAGCAAGAACTAACAAAATCTCAAAATAGTTTCAAAAAGTTTATGGAAACTACCAAGGGTTTGGGAGAGTAATAATGCTTATGTACCTCTTGGTACTGTCCTCAGCATTCTTTGCTGTGTTCCTGTTAGGGCTAAACAGCAAAATGATGAGGGATGACAGACTGCTGTTGGCAATGCTCATCAGTTGGTTTATCTGTATAGCACAGTACACCCTAACTTGGGCTATTGTGTTTGCAGACTTAAGCGTGTCAGAATACATACTCTTCTCTGGAGCTGGAGGTAGTTTGGGCATAGGCGCAAGCCAGCCCTTCTACAACTGGCTTGTCAGTAAAATAATAACCAAGGAATAATTATGCCAATAGAAAGAACAACTAACTACAATGTAACTCTAGAGCTGAGTGAGAGAGAGTTTGCACTTTTATATCTACTAGTAAACCAAAATACAGGCAAGATTAAAGAAAACCTTGGTTTGGGTAAACTAAGTAATGAAATAGGTGTTGCTCTGTTCAACAAACTCGTGTGCACTACGGAACTGTACCTGAGCCAACACCCTCTCAAGGAAGTTCTACAGTCCCCAGTAGTACAAACAGATGAGGTTAGGTCTGTATCAAAGACAACCAAGTACACAGTAGTTTTGGACTTATCTGAAAAGGAGTTTGCACTTTTGTACACATTGGTAAACTCTAGTATGGATAGTAAAAGGGCTCTTTTGGGGTTCCACCTAGAGGGAGGCTTAGATGTAGGCGTATGGCAACAGCTGCGAATACCTAACTATCAAATTCAGGGCGAATACCTTAAAGGAATACTTTGTGAGTAACCTAACCCAATGCCAGACACGTAAAACAATACCTACCTATGATTACCCAGCTGCTGTTGAAGCAGCTGAAGCTCAGGCAGAAATATTCTGGTTACCTACTGAACCTAAAGTAGAGAAGGACTTACACTGCCTAAAAACAGAGTTATCTCCTTCTGAGCTTCATGGAGTAATGACCACACTAAAGCTATTCACTCTTTATGAGCAAGTTGCAGGTAACGAGTATTGGGGAGGACGCTTTATGCGTATGTTCCCTAGGCCTGACTTTCAAAGAATGGCCCAAGCGTTTGCAAACATGGAAATTAACGTGCACTCACCATTTTATCAGCGAGTAGATAAACTGCTTGGCCTAGACAATGATGAGTTTTATTCTTCCTTTACAGATGATCCAGTGTTGTCAGAGCGAATGAGCTTCTTAGATAATGTTGTTTCAAGCAAAGATGACCTACTGTCCGTTGCAGCATTCTCCCTAGTTGAAGGAGCTATACTCTATAGTAGCTTTGCATTTCTAATGAGCTTCCAGGCAAATGGAAAGAACAAACTTCAAAATATTCACGCAGGACTAACCTTCTCGGTTAAAGATGAAAACCTGCATAGTGAAGGAGGAGCATGGGCTTTCCGTACACTGCTCAGTGAGAAAGAGGCTGATGGTTACGCTGGGCATGATGTTTTGTATGAAAATATAAAGGCTGCTGCAAACACTATCTATGAGCACGAAGTTAAGATAATAGAAATGATCTTTGCTAAAGGTGAAATCAGTGGTATAACTGACTCAGACTTAAGGTTGTTTGTAAAGCATAGAATTAATTCGTGCCTATCTAAGCTTGGTATGGAGTCAATTTTCATAGAAGCAAAGTCACCAGTGCAAGATTGGTTCTACAAAATGATTGGTGGAGAAGCACAACACGACTTCTTCGTTAAGATAGGCTCTAGCTATAACAGAAATTGGTCACGTTCAGCTTTCCGTTGGATAGTTGGTGGCCTTAAAGGGAGAGTATACGATGAGCTATAAGCCTGCCTTTCAAAACGAACCGCATGTTCACTGTGATTTAATAAAAGCTTGGGCTGATGGAGCTACCATACAAGAGCTAGGCTACACACCAAATCGGGGATACTACTGGCACAAACCAATTACTCCTGGTTGGGATCCAGAAGAAACTTACAGGATAAAACCCAATGAGTCTGTTTGAAGAGTTATCTGCTGAAAGAAAGCAATTACAAGATGAAGGAAACCTACCTAGCTGGTTTACTACACTAGGTTGGCAAGCCTTTAAAGGTAAGTACCTGTACGAAGCGAAAACCTATGAAGAACAAATAGATAGGATAGTAAATACTGTTGCAAAGTATGCACCCTCTGGAGGAAGATACTTTGCAAAACGTTGGAAGGAAATGCTGATGGATAATCATGCATACCTAGCAACTCCACCATTATCCAACACCGGCACAAACAGAGGCTTATCAGTCTCTTGTTCTGGTGGTAAGATTGGTGACAGTGTATATGACTTTGGGCAATCTCGCTTAGAGTGCTCAATCCTATCTCAAGAGGGCTTTGGGACAAGTTCGTACTTAGGTGCGATACGTCCTAGAGGATCTATTATTTCAAGAGGAGGAACAGCTGATGGCATATTACCTGTATTTAAAGATATGGTCACTATGGCTGATAACATTAGTCAAGGCTCCACTCGTCGTGGCGCATGGGCGGGTTACCTACCTATCAACAGTGGAGATTTCTGGGAAATTGCTACTGAGGTTCGGAACAACCCCGATGGAAGCAACGTTGGTTGGAATGTCTACGACTCTGACCTAGAGCTTTTGAACTCTGGAGACCTGGAAACAGTTAAGCGATTTCAGGAAACTCAGTACCTAAAATGCCTTACAGGTAGAGGATATTACTACTTTCCTGATAAAGTAAAGAGAGCCCAACCTGCCTTGTACGAAAAGCTTGGCTTAGAAAGTCTAGCCAGTAACCTTTGTACAGAGATCACACTACATGCAGATGAAGACCACAGCTATACCTGTGTACTGTCTGGCATGGTGGCAACTACCTATGACCAATGGAAAAACACTGATGCAGTTTACTGTATGACAGTTTTCTTGGACTGCTTATTGGAAGAGTTCTTAACTTTAGCCAAGGATGTTCGAGGTCTTGAGAAAATAGTGGCTGGAACTGAAAAAGGCCGAGCTATTGGCTTAGGCATCACAGGCTACCACTCTGCTTTGCAACAGAAGCGATTTACATGGGGCGGCTTCGATGCTCACATGTTTAACATGGATATATTTAGTCACCTACAAAGTGAAAGCCTTAGAGCTTCGCAGTGGATGGCAGAAGCTTGGGGAGAACCTGAGTGGTGCAAAGGGGAAGGTGTGCGTAATACTCACCGGACTGCTTTGGCACCAAACGTAAGTTCTTCCCTAATATTTGGCAGTGAGTCCCAAGGCACAACTCCTTGGTATGGTAACGTGTATAATGAAGGTTCTGCCTCTGGTGGAATGTTTAGAGTAAATCCAGTCTTTATCGAGATCCTAAAAGGTTATGGTCAATACAATGATGATATCTTAAAAGTAGTTCTCGACGACAATGGTAGTGCACGTAGTTTAGACTTCTTGACTGACCATGAAAGAGAGTTACTACTAACAGCATTTGAAATTAATCAAATATCTATTGTGGACTCTGTTTCGCGCAGGCAGAGATTTATTTGCCAGGGCCAAAGTTGCAACCTGTACTTCTCAGCTACTGAGGAGGAAGAATATATTTCCTACGTTCACCAGTATGCTTTTGAAGATGAGAATGTTAAATCATTGTATTATCTTAGAAGCAAGTCTGGTGTTGAGGCCAGTAAAGGAGGGTGTGAAGCCTGTGCAAGCTAAAATAAATACAACTATATGGAATAATGGTGCCGTACCAATTATCTTAGGAGATATTGCGGAGTGGCACTATGCTCGTAACCTTATTGATGGATCTACTGACAAAGACCAATTCTTAAAGTTGGTTCAGGAAGTAGGCGAACTGTCTGATAGTATCTGTAAAGGCAAAGACATCAGTGATGATATTGGCGATATTATTACAGTACTTGTAAACATTGCTGAGCGTAATGGTACTTCTATTGAGAAGTGCTTAGAAGTTGCTTGGGATGATATCAAAGATCGTAAGGGAGTAATGAAAGATGGAATCTTCATCAAAGAAAGTGACCTCTAGTATGTCAAACTGGAGAGGACACCGGCTTATTAAGTGTTCTAAGTGTTCACGCTTGATGGGACACCACAAGCCAGCAGCTATTGCTGTATGTGTTGAGTGCAAATTATCCACTAAGTAGTTACTACAAATATGCACCGGAGCCAGTTGATCTCATATAAGTTTCTATGAAATAGAGTCCGTAATTCCGTTAGAATGGGTAAGTGCCATCCCAGCAAAAATTGGCAGCGTGTGATGAAGTAACGCTACAGGTTAATAGATAATTATGGCCCAGCAGCTTAGCTAAGCTCTAAATGTAGAGCTAGATAAAGCTGCCAACAACTTACCATAGCCCTGACAAAACCATCAACTGCGCGAATTGACTGATCGCCAACAGTTTAGAAAGTCGCAGCAAGAGAGTATGCTAAGACATACTTGAGCAGCCTCCCCAGGCTATAACTTGAGGGGCTGGCAACCTACTGCCTTATTATGGGATGGATCGTGGTGGTGTAACTTCTCCTCCGAGATACGTGCAAGGGTTCGACTCCCTTCAGCTTCCCCCAGCCTGAGTAAACGCTGTAAAACTGCTCAACAGGTGAGTAAGTTGGGACGGCCTCCAAACTCACTGCGCTGTAAAAAGCTTAGCCGACATGAAGTAAGTATCTAAACCTCTGGACAAATGACTACGAAAGAGGATAAAGTATTGTGAGAATAAAATCTGTCATTGATGATATTCTCCCATACGGATCGCTGGCAACGTAATGCCTTTGGAGTTAGACAACTTAATGCTGTACGTAATATTAAACTTTGTTGTCTAACTCCCACGCTATGTTATGGAAGTTGCTTGGTGCGTAGTGCTAACTATCTAGGTTCAAATCCTGGGACTTCCACCTAACCTAAACTAAACCAAAAGAGTAATTAAATATGGCTACTGCCGAAAAGAAAGAAACAAACATTGTTACTATGAAAGACGTAATTTTCATGTACTCATCTGTCAATCGTGCTGTAGAGCAACTCAACACTGACAAGAAGCC